TTTTTAAAAATAGTACTTATTATTGTAAAATACACGCAAAAAAAACAGCCTATAGCATCCCATTATGTAATATTAAAACGTTACATAAACTATCACTTAAAAAGCTTAGTGCACTTGCAGACGAATATAAACTAGTTTTTGATAAGTCTATAAAAAAACCCATGTTAATTGTATTATTAGAAACTCATTTAAATGAACATTGCTTAGAAGCAGTTCAAAGCGTCAGTGCAAATACTATGAACTTGGTTCATATTGGAATTAATATTAAGGATCGATTAAATGAACTATTTAAAGACTACAATATATTGACATTGGATAAAATAATCTTAGAAAATCAAATAAGTCCAATCGCTAATCGGATGAAAACAATTCAAGGTATGATAGCGCAATACTTTATAAATTCTAACAATTATAATATATACTTTATTTCCGCAACTAATAAATTGAAATCCTTTTTAAAAGATATAAGCAATTCAAGCGTTAATACTAATAAAATTACTTACGCGCAAAGAAAAAAATTAAGTATTTTTCATACAAAAGAAGTATTAAAAAAATATAATATGACTAATGAGGTGTCTTTTTTTTCTGAACATTCAAAAAAAGATGACTTAGCTGACTGTTTTTTACAAGCTTATTATTATATTAATATTAAGAATTAAATTATATTAACAATTTAATAATTTATATTAATTAATTAATTAATTAATATAATATTGTTTGCGGAGTATTTAAAAATTAAACTTCTATTTAAATCATAATAGGAGTAATGGAAATAGTCGAAATAGAGCCAGAAATTTTAAATATTGATAGCTTTAGCATTCCAGATTTCAAATTTAACGAATCATTTGACAATGATGATATAGTTAAAAGCAAGCCTACCTCAAATTTTGGTGGAGGTATTGAACTATTAATGAATGTTAAAAATAAAAATGACAAAAAAGCGAGCTCATCAATTGATATTGAAGATATTACAAATTTAGAAAGCGAATTAAATAATCTAGCATCTAACATAAGTGACACTGAACAAACTAACGAACCAGAAAAACCATTTTATCAAGACAAAGACAGTGACACTAAAAAAGAAATAAAATTTGGACAAAGCACTACAACTAAAAAATCAATATTTGGTGATTTATTTGGTTCAAGCAAAGTAGATGGTGAAAATGTTAAACCTGTTACGCAAAATCTTGACTCTGATACAAATAATTTAGGCAAATCAACAGCAAATATGAATGAAACAAAAACGTGGGATGGATATGGTAAATTTAATAACATTCCAATAAATTTAGAGCAAGCTCAACAAAAACCCCAACTAACAAAGGAAGAAGAGCTGCGTGAAAAATTCAAATATGTGCGGAAGTTAGATGATCTAGAAAAAAAAGGCATAAGCTTGTCTAAACGTTATACTATGGATTCTGATTTAGATGAAATGATTGGTGAATATGAAACAATTGTTGCGGAAAAAGAGAAATCAAATGCGATTAAGTTTCAAGGCAAAATGATGATGGCTTGCATAACAGGATTAGAATTTTTAAATAGCAAATTTGACCCGTTTGATATAAAATTAGATGGATGGGGTGAACAAATAAATGAAAATATTGAGGACTATGATGATATTTTTGCTGAATTACATGAAAAATATAAGTCTAAGGCAAAAATGTCTCCTGAATTGAAATTATTGTTTCAATTAGGTGGTTCTGCTGTAATGGTTCATATGTCTAATACATTATTTAAATCTTCTATGCCGGGTATGGATGATATTATGAGACAAAATCCCGAATTAATGAAACAATTTACACAAGCAGCTGTTAATACTATGGGGCAAACTAATCCTGGGTTTGGTGGTTTTATGAATGGACTTTTTGCTGGAAACAATGGATCATCAAATAATAATACTAACGGCTATACTCCAGGATTTGGAAGCACTATGCCTCCAAATGTAAACTCTGGTCCTCCACCAATGTCTGTTGAAACAAAATTACCAGAGCGTAGCCAACGCATGCCTAATTTAGCTAATCGTCCTGATATTAATTCCGCGCGTGGAATTGATATAACAAATAATGAAGCAAATCCATATGAACAAGAGAGAATAACGCGACCAGAAATGAGAGGTCCAAGTTCTGTAACATCTCAAAATCAAAGTATTGCTTCTTTATTAAATGGACTAAAGAGCAAGCAACCCGATAATGATACTAATTATAACGAAATGAGCACAATTAGTATTGATGATTTAAAAGATTTAACAAATGCAAAAATACCAACAAAATCAAAACGGAGACAAAAGAGCGATAGAAATATAGTAAGTTTGGATATTTAAACTAATTTTTATATAAATTATAACTTATAAATTATATAAATAATAAATAATAAATTATAAACTATAAATTATATAATATAATAAGTTATAAATTCTATTATAAACTATATTTATATAAAACTATGAAGTTAATATTATTAACTTATGACTAAATATAATAGTCCAAATTATTTAATAAAATATGGCTATACTAATCTGAAATCATTTACAATAAATTTAGATGATTATAAAAGTAACTATGAAAAACAAGCAATACAATTATTAAAGTTAGGACTAGCTAGTGAGAGATTTAGCGGAGTAAATGCTTTAAAAGACGAACACTTTAAAAGTAGCTATAAAAAATATGTCTCTAATTTTGCGTTAAACTATACACCAAAATCTGTAATTGGCTGCGCTTTAAGTCATATAATGTGTTGTAAATTTATATATAAAAACTATATAAAGAAGAAAAAGACGCATAAACAACAACAACAACAAGAAGACAATCCTAATTATTTTCTTATAATGGAAGACGATGTGTTTCCGTTATATGATAAAGAAGAGTTTTATGAAAAATTAAATAAAACATTATATGATATACAAATTTTGGATAGTAATTGGGAAATTATTCAGCTTCATAGTGATGGTATTATGCCAACAATAGAAACTTATAGCACTCATATTGGTTCAATAAGTGCGGCGGCATACTTAATATCTAAAAAAGCAATAAAAAAAACACTAAAATCTAAAATATATAGTCATATTGATTTAATACATCACAATTTTCTTAATTATAATAAATATAGAGCAAAAGAGAACCTATTTTATAGCGATGAAAAGACAAGTTTAAATAGGATTGTATCATATAAGCTAAGTAGTTATAGTTTACTTTTAAAATCTAAACTGTTTGAATTACTAAATTATTATACAAATATAATTCAGTTGCGTGGAGAGAAAAAGTTCTTGCATTATTTTGAATATAAAGTATTTAAAGAACCCTTTTTTAATAAAGAGTTTAATACAAATGATATTATTGATTATTTTATAGGATTAAAAATATTAAGCAAATTATATTATTATAAAAATTAATTATTTGTTGCGTGTTTTATGTTAAAATTATATTACTATTTTAACATAATACTTTATTTATTTGCTAATGACCAACAACGATGCTTCACATAATAAATATGATGCTTCTTATAATAGTAATGAAAATGACTTAAAGGCGCAACAAGCTATAAAAGAAAATGACTTAAAGCGCAGTGACTTAAAACCAAAAAGAACATTGCTTCAAAAAATTATAAAACTACATATATTTTTTTGTGTTCAAGTAACTACAATATTAGTAGCAACACTTATAGCAACTAGATTACATAAATGTTATGATGTATTAATATATTTTTCTTTTGGATCATTTATTTCAGTATTGTTTATTGCAGCTTATTCTTTATTATTAAAATTTGATGTCTTAGCATGTCGTGAGTTTAATGAAAAATACAACAATACTATTTTTAATTTATGGAAACGTTATGTTCCATGTGACGAAACAAGCTTTTTCCCAGCTATGGCGTCTTTTGCTATAGCTTGGCATATAGTTTTTGCGCTTTTAGCATTATATTATGTAAAAGGCTTTATCACAAATTCTATAAGTACAAACTATTCATATATTACTAGCTATATAGCATTAGTGTTATTATATGTTATGAATTATAATAGTGGATTTAAATTATATAATAATTCGTTAAAAATGACAATAACTGAATTTAATGTAGCTATGGCTATTCTTTTCTCAATTAGTGCCGGAGTAATATATTATTTTGAAACTATAAAAAGTAACTATTTAAATACTAACTGTTTATTATATTTATTATGAGTTATTGTGAAGAAAATAGGTTTCAACCGAAGCTAATATGTGGAAAAGGAGACATGTTATTGTCTGAAATTAAAAGCTTTAACTTTAACACGCGAAGCTATAATTTAGCATTTACTATTCAGGTTCCAAATTCAAATGTTGCTAGTCTTACTGGTTTTGAAATATATGATTTATTAGAAGCGCAAAATAAAGAGCTAATTGAAAAAATAATTATACTTGATAAAACAGAAAATGAAGCGATTATATGTATATTAATCTCTCATATTGCCAAAGAAATTGGAATAAAACAAAAATATATGTTATTTAGAAGCACTAAAATACTGAATAAGTTAAACAATTCACTAACCTTTTATAACAAAGATGTAAAATTAATATGCGAACAATTAAAAGAAGACTATTTAAAACAACTTAATTTAATTAATTCTAATTATGAAGCGCTAATATATAATTATGGCAAAACTCAAATAAATGTTTATAATGATAGCAATGATGTTTCAAGTGTTAAATTCAATATTGATTTTCAAGTTATTATAGATGATGATTTACCGCTATATATGGAAAATTTAGTTGGATTAATGTTTAAAAAGATGTTTTATAATCTTAAAAATTATTATATTAGCGTAAGCTAGTCTGTATATACATTAAGCAATAAATAAGTTTATATATTTTTAAATTATAAAAATATATAAAATATATAAAATTATATAAAATATAAAAATATAACTTAAGTATATTTAATATGTATAGTTTTTTAAAAAACTATAGCAAACATATTAGTGTTTATTATCGCATTATAAAATTATTAAGTGTATTGACATATACAGTTACACACTTTTATGTTAATAAAATGTTAACTGTTTATTTATTTAAACATCAACCTCAATCTAGATTGAGTCTAATAAAAGCACTATGTTCTAAATTAGAAAAACTAAATAGCGTATATATTAAAATATTTCAATCATTAGCTTTAAATGAAGATTTATTATATGATGATGAAAAAGATTATTTAATTAACTATTGTGATAATGTTCCATATAGCAGTGATTGTATTGACTATAAATTGTTAAGTGATTTACACGAAACTTATAAAATTAGTGTGCTAAGTGCAATACCTATAAACAGTGGAATAGTTGGATTAGTATTTGATGGATATGATAGCTCTAATACAAAGGTTGTTGTTAAAATGTTAAAACGCAATATAATTAATGAGTTGAGAGATTTATTTGACGACTTAACATATATATCATATATATGTAAACTTATTCCGTTTATTAATTCTTTTAACATAACCAAATTAGTGTTAGACAATAAAGAATTAATGCTCCAACAAATAGATTTTATGAAAGAAGCATATGCGCTAGAGAGATTTGCCGAAAAATACAAAAATAATAAAGAATACAGATTTCCTAAGGTTTATAAAAATATTACTCAACGCTATAATCAACTTTTAGTAATGGAAAATATAAAAGGACTAACTTTTAAAACGCTTGAAACTATGGATGACGCTGTTAAAGAAGAATTTGCTTATATATATCTAAAATTTGGAATATTGGGTATTTTAAATTATTCAGCTATTCATTGCGATTTACATTGTGGAAATGTGTTTTTTTATATAAATGAATGTGTTAACGATAACACACCAAAATATCAAATGGGGGTTATAGATTTTGGATTAACCTGTTTTCCAAATAAGTTAAATCAAAATGCGTATTATATATTTTTAACACAAGTCTTAATAAATAAAGATTATAGTCAACTATTTACAGTTTTGCACAATGTTATTGAAGAAAAGGAGAGATTTAAT